CACGGCATGGACTGCCCAGATGGCACCCAGATCACGCCCCGCCGCACTGCGGGCCGCCCAGCGCAGATCAGTCTCACCGAGAACGCTGGCCCGGCTCGTCCACCGGATGTCCGCCGGCCGGGCGGCCCCGACCAGGGCGCCCCATCTGATATCCAGGCTCCGCCCGACCGCGCTTTCCGCGTCGACCTGCCATCGCAGGTCAGCACTTGCCCCGACGCTGGCGAGACGGCACCACCGAAGGTCCCTTGACGCGGTGATGGGCGTCCGCGCCGACCACTGCACGTCCAGGGGCATCGCGGTCGCACCCCGGACCGTCCAGCGGGCATCGGTGTTCTTCCCGGCCGTTGATCGGATGCCCCACCGAGCGTCGAGACTCTTCCCGACAGGGGCACGCGTGCCCCACCTGGCGTCAACGGTGTTCCCGGCGACCGACCGGACACTCCACCGGGTGTCCAGATTCTTCCCGACCGCGCTGGTGGGGACGTCGAGGGTGATGGCATCCCAGTAGCAGGTCCTCGCCGCGGCGGCCGAGCCGCCGTCGAATTCCAGGCCGACATACCCGGCGGCGGTGTGCGACGAGTCGGTGATTGACACGGTCCAGGACCCGGGCTCGGACCCGGTCCACACCTTCGCCCGCAGCGTCGTGCCCGTTGCCTCGACCTTCCACGAGTACGTGGTGGACGCGTTGAGCGTGAACGTCGTGGCCGTGCCGAGACCGGACTGCGTCCCAGACACTCGCTTGTAAAACCGGATCGTGTTGTATGACGGCTCTATCGAAAAGAAATAGCCGTTCGTGAAGTTCGTGGTGGTCTGCCGGAAATGGACCTGCGCGAATGCCTCAGTGTCGGCAGGAAAGTTGATCGTCCCGGTGATGATCGCGTCAACAGTCGTGCCCCAGGTCAGGCGATCCGCCCTGGAGTCCGCATAGCTCCCGGACGCGGACGTGACGTGCTTGCCCCGGTTGGCATCGATCGTCGCCGTCGATGCCCCGGTCGACTTTGACTGCGTCCAGCTGCTCGACCAAGCGGCGCCGGTACTACCGGTGAACGAGTCCGAGACGACGATCGCCAACGCTTACCCACCACCCTAGTAGCACGAGCCGGATCCAGTGACGGGCGTCAGGCCATCGTGTCGCCCTCCACTCTGATCACTACGCCATCGGTGTCGACGGGGGACGTGTTCGCGGCGGTCCGCCGCACCCAGATCGCTTTGCACTGGCCGGCCGGGATATCACTCAACGCCAGCCCGGTGCCCTTACTGGTGGGCGACGAGAACGACGGTCCCGACGGGGCCGTGCCTTCATCCGCCACTTGCAGCGCCTGCGCCGAGGCGGACCCGACCACCCGACCGCCGAGGCGGCAGTGGCGTCCACGGCGATCGCGACTGCGGCACCGCCTGACGTCTCGGATGAGAGCCACACGACCGGCGCGAGCAGTGTCAGGGTCGCGTGGCTGTTGTGGACGAAGAAGCACCGATACTCGACGTCGCTGGCTGCGTTCTCGTCCCCCGTGATGGCATCGAACAGGTTGTGAAGCGTGGCGTCGGTGATCTGCGTGGTGCTGATGTACCCGCCGAGGCTCCCGCCAGTGGTTCCGGCGGTGCTGTTTCCTGCCGATCCCGTCTTTACGGAAAGCTTGAAGAGGATGTCAGACGACTGAATGGCCATTTGTTCTCCCTGTCAGGTTGCGATCGCGGTGAAGTTGCCTGCATCGAAACTCGCCCCGGATGTGTGCGCCGTCGTGGACGCAGACGTCCCGGAGTTGATGACCAGCTCGTCGACGACGTAGTCCACGCCGGTCGCCCAGGTCGCGGACTTCTGGGCATAGGTGCCCGACAGGCCCGGGTCGGCTGCGATGTGGGCGCCAGTCACAACCCCGGTACGACCCACCACCGAATCAACAGCCCCACCACCACCCCCGCCACCGCTGGTCAGAGACTCCCAGCCAGCGTCGACAGCGAAGAACTGGACCTCGGTGTCGCCGCGGACCGTGGTCGACCCGTTCGCCACCCCATCCAGGGTCAGGCCTGTGGTGACGGTCACGGTGACCGTGTTCGCCGATGAGTCCTTCCGGCGGACCTTGACCATCCGGCCTGCCGCCAACTGCGTCAACGACACCGTCTCGTTTCCGGACGTCGCATCCACCAGATAGACGGCATTGGTGCCCTCGGCACGCACCAGTTGAGACATGACGGGTGGCCTCCACTACACGGACGGGGGCTTGTCCGAACAGCACAGGACGACAAGCCTGCGTGTCTACCTATCCGGGGAACATGACGACCCCGGCCACCTGCATACGGGTGGAACCGGGGTCTGGGCAGGCTGAACCGCCTGCAATCTGCTTCCGCACACTACCCGACCACACGCCAAGTACACCAGCGACACACCCAAGTGGTTGTTGGTCAACGGACCCTGACCGGCACCCACGACTCCTCTGGCACAGCAGCTCCCTGGGCGACCGCATCAGACCGGCACTCGAACGCCAGAACCGCCGCCATCGCTGCATCGATCTTCCGCGCCGACTTGGGGTGCTCCTTCGCGATCGTCACCCCGGCCCGGCCAACCCGACGACGAGCGTTCAGCACATGCGCGGCCAACGTCGAGTCCCCGCCATGGGACAACTCCCCGTTCAACACCGCCGAATGGAACCTCTCCAACGCAGCAACCATCGCCGTCGGCCGGTTCGTCCACCACTCAATCGGTCGGGCCTGCACGACCCGCACCCGCAACCTCTCCCCGTACTTCGCGGTCCACCCGTCGACATGCCCCTGCCACAACGCCGGGTCCGCGTAGAACCCGACCACCGCGAACCGCTCAAACGCAGCATTGACTGCCGCGTCGACCGAAATCCGGTCGACCTGCGGATCCGGGTCATCACCGGACGCCTTCCGCGGCTCCCAGCACCCCAGCAACTCCAAGTGCCCATCGTCGACCCGGCACGCCACCAGCGCCGTCGAGTCATCCCGAACTGACCCGTCGAACCCGAGACACACCACGTCCCGGTCCCGCAGCGAATCAGGGTTGGCGACGCGGGACCATTCCGGCTGCGACAGCCACGAATCAGACGCATGCGTTACTTGGTTCAGGTAGTACTGCCGGGAATCCTGCGGTTCCACATCCGGAGACCACACCTCGGCAACAATCCGGTCGAGGTCGACCCATCCGCCGCGGGTCGCGGCCGAGTCCCCGTAGGCGTACTCCAGGCCAGCGAGTAGCGAATCGCGGTCACCAAGTTCAGTCTCCGGAGGAGCCTCCCGGTGGTCGTACAGAAGACCGTCGTCCTTCGCCTTCCCGGCGGCAATCAGGCGCGCATACTCAGCCGACGCTTGAGCCACTGACTCCAGCCCGGGGACGTAGGCGTTCGGGGCCTCAATGGACACCCCGTTCGTCTTACCCAGGTTCCGTCGGGCCACTGCCGCCAGGCGAACCCCACCGTTGCTGGGCGTCCAGGACTCCGTCTGGTCCAAGATCGCGCACACGGGACGGTTTCCCTCTCGGGACGCCGCGGATGCCGTAACGGGCTCGATCTTGCCGCGCGGAAGGTTGATGAACCCCTCCATCGGCTCCAACCCAGGATAGATGTCACACGCCGGCCCATTCCGCGTCATCTCCAACATGGGCACCCATGCGTTCCGAGTCTGGTCCTCCGACACCGCCATCACCTGCACCCAAGGAGTCCGCAGCGACGACCACGGCCGACCAACTGGGCGCCCGTCGGCATCCCAGCCTGCCGGCACGACGTCTCCCATACCCTCAAGCAGGGCGATCGCCCCGAGGACCGGACTCTTGCCCCACCCCTTGCTCCGCGACAGGACCGCCCTGCGGAACCGGCGGCGCCCAGTAACCGGGTCAAGCGCGTACAGGTTCAAGACGAACTGGGCCTGCTCCCGGGTCGGGATGAACGGCTCGTATTCAGCTCGGTCCGGAGCGGCAAGAGTCTCCGCCATCCACTCCAACGCATAGAACCCGAGCGTCGGCACCTCCCCCGGGTACCGCGGCTTCCACGGCACTCAAGCGTCCTTCGCCGACGGCAGCGCCCGCAGATCACCCCACCGCTGCATCGCGGGCGGGGATGAATGGCGGCGCTCATCCTTCGCGTCGGCGTCGGCGAAGTTCATCCGCAGGCGTGCCCGGTCCTCCGGCGTCGCCCCATACTTCGCCACCCGCAACCGGACCTCAGCCACCAACGTCCACTGCCCCTTCGCCCACATCGCCGTGTGCATCAGCGCCGTGTCAAGAAGGAAAGCCCAGTCCGAAGCCATGAAATGCTCCGCCTGCGGGGCATCCCGCCACATCGCCCACCACTCGACCGTACGCGGGTGCCACTCCATGTCCGCCGGCAGCGGCGGCTGCTCAGCCTTGACGAACCGGATCGACGTCGACGGAACAGAGTCAACGTTCCCCCGCGCACGTCGAGCAGGGTCCTTCGGTGCTGGTCCACGTCCGGCCATGACGGCCTCCTCTCAGCTCCATGACGGAGCACGGTCAAATCTGGACATAGCGGTGTGATGTGGTGCTTACTCGGATGTCCCAGACC